GTTATAGAAGTTCTTTCTAATTGTAGGATCTTGGAAATAATAATAAGGTGTTTGATAGACAGATAAAATTTCACTACCAGCAAAAGAGCTACCACTTTCCTGTCTATGTACCTTACCAGTAGAGTCACCATGAATCACTACTTCATCAGTACCAATGTAACCACTAGAAGCACAGGTAGCAGGGAAGTCAAAAAGTTGTGAGTATTCAAAACCAAACCCACCTTCTCTTTCCCTCAAACCACCTAACAATCCAAAAGTTCCTTGTGCTGGAATGAAGAATCTAAACTGAGACTTCTTTCTAACAACAACAGAACTTAATGTTTCTGGATCAATGTCTTCAGCCACAAGCTCACGCAAGATGGCATTAACTGTAAATTGGATTTGCTTAGAAATAGTTTCTAGCTCAACGTCACCAATCTTGTTAGTACCTGCTACAGGTCTAAATCCATCTGGTCCTAGAAATATTAAGCTACCACCCAGTTCTACCACACTATCAGGAACTACACAACCAAGATTGCTAGTGACTTCACTGACAACAAAATCAGCTACGTTAGTTCCTGTCAAACTCTTAATAGCGTTCTTACCAAAGATATATAAGGTATCTCTAAAAGCTTTAATCTGTACAATCTCAAAGCCTACATTAATAACAGCAGCACCATTAGCAGGATTAAAGTCAGTCTCAGCTAAAGGAGAAGAGATGTATAAGTTAAAAGGATCTGATGGATCACCAGCTAAGAATAAATGATTCTTGAAAGCAGCTAAATACTTTGGAGAATTTGGAGCATTAGCATGTGTTATCTGTGTGTAAGTGGTTCCATCATAGATAGCTGCTGGATTAATTCCATCAACTAAAGCCATCTTTACACCTACCCAGTTATAGCGTGTGAAGCGTACCTTCTTAACACCTACCATTGAAACTGCACCGGGAGTAGTAATAGCTACCCAAGCACTAGTAGAGGTGTTCCATCTATAAAAGTAATTAGTACCTGCTGATGGTTTACGACAGGCAAAGACACCATTGTTAATGTCTTCACATACAAACACACCAAGTACATTACCTGTACCTGTCACAGTACCATAGTCATTACTATAGCCACTAATCCTTCTATAGCCACCAGTTGTAGCTGGCTCATAGTTGATAAGCTGAATAGCAGAACCGGGTTCTCTTTCTCCTTGAGACAGTACATCCTTATTGGTGTTCATTCCACCAATACAGACTACCGGATAACCACTAATTCTATCTGCCATTAAAACACTCTAGGATTGAACGAGGGCTTAACAATCATCGTTGAGCGCATATACAAAGGCTCATCTAACAATACTCTACGCATTATTCTAATACCATTGTCGAACTTGTCTTTATAAATGGATGCACCTTGTTCATTAGACCTGAACATGAGCATATAGAACATAGCACCATCAAGTAAGACACTGGTAAATCTATCTGGAACAATACATGTATCAGTAGATACTGCTAAGTCAGCAGGGAAAGACCAATACTTATACTCAACTTCATAAGCCTGATCAGGCAATGGAGTCACACCAAACTTAGATTCTTGTGTTTGATAAGCAGCAATGGGAACACCATAACCACCAGTACCATTCATGTCCTCACCGGGACGATAGTTGTCTAAGTAGTCAACATATGTAAGAACAGACAGACGAGTAGGATCATTATCTGCTGCTGTTAGTTTCTTAAGATAGAAACTTTCCCAATCAACACTAGACAAAGTGGCAGGAAAAGAATATGTTCCTGTTCCCACAGTCATTGTCTGTGTGTAAGTAACAAGAGCAAAAGGCCACTCTTGTGCAGAGTGCATCAATTCTCTAACGGATGAATTGATAGCATTCTTTGCTAGAGACTGTATGTTTCTAGCACCATCGAATTCGGTGGAGTCCATAGTGACCTCACCCATTCTTCGTAGCAATTCATTCGTTAAAGAAAGATATGTAGACATATTTTTTAAACAATAAAAGGGAGAGGCGGTTAAGCCCCTCCCTATTAAACTAGCTGTTAGGCCAGTTGCTCACGGTCAACGGTAGCAGGACCAACACGGTCTTGTGCGTCAACAATGACAGCAAAGACACGGATTGAACCAGCACTCAGTGTAGTGGTTTCAGTAACCAACAGCAAGTCCAATGTGTCAGCAGCTCCAACCACGATTGGATAGCCAGCAGTTGCTGGAGTTGCGTAGGTTCCGGCAGTAGCTGAGCTAGTCACTGCAAAAGCAGAGACATAAGCAGCAGCAGTAACACCAGTAACACCTAAGCTAACTGTACAGCTACCAGTAGCAGCAGTGAGTACTTCAAAGCCAGCAGCCAACACAATAGATTGTGCAGGAATCTGGAGAGCTTCAATCACATCAGCAGCAGCCAAGGCAGAGCCTTTAGCTGTTACAGCAGCAGACCAGCTAATAGTGTTTTCAACAACATAAGGCATGTTGCGAAGACTACGGCTAGGTTGTGTACCTGCACCAACAGCGTTTGAGAGAGTAGTAATAGTTGCCATTTAGTTTCTCCTTAAGCAGCGTTGTATTTAGCAGTGACGATGCCTTCAGGACGCAAGATTTTGCGACCATAAAGATGCATACCACGCACGATGTCAGCAAAGCTGTCGGGATCACGATATGTCTCGGTCTTAGTGATTTGCTGAGCAGTTGCAACAGCAGAGTCATGACCACCAACAATCACACCAAAGTCAGTGTTTTGGTTTGCAGTACCTGCAGTACCAGCACCACCACCAACTTTAGGTAGGTTGTTAGAAACATACACACGGAAGCCGTGCAAGTTGTTAATGACCAAGCCGTTCTGCAAACCAGAACCACCAAAGTCACCATTCAACAAACGGCTGTCTTCGTCCTTCAGCATTTCGATGAAGATAGGATCAACCACCAACCAACGACCACCAGAGTCAACAAACTGTTGATCCAGCAAGCGACCCATACGAGCAATCACCATCAAAGGAGATGCTGTAGCGGTAGGCAAAGCTGTTGCACCGGGCAGACGGGGAGTCAAAGGAATGGAATGCTCACCAGCAGAACCTGTGGTGATGTTACCAAAGCTACCCTTTTTCAGCTTCATAGTAGCCAACAACTCATCAGAACCAGCTTCAGTTAAAGCTTTAGTTCCAGAGGCTGTTGTACGAGCTGTGCCAGCATTTACATGCTTAGCAGACTGTTGAAAGCCAGAGAGGTAACCCAAGACATCTTGGTCATACTGATCACGCAAACGATACGCTGCACGATCAGAAGCCATCTGCATGAAGTTCACATGTGAGTGAGCTGCTTCGATGTCATCAATCTTGAAAGCGTAGTAGTTGGCTTGGTCAACAACCAATGTGAAGTCTTCATCATTCAGATCTTGAGCAGTGATCTGTGTGCCACGGGCGTAGCTTTGAACAGACACTTCAGGTTCTTTAATGATTTTGACACTGTCGCCCATGTTTGCGATTTCACCAAAGTAATCATTATTGGTGATGTCTTCAACAGTAGACGCTTTACGGAATGCAAGTTGTACTTGCTTTGAATAGATGACTGGCGAGAAATTACCATTAGGTAGATTCCCGTAGCCAACTGCTTTTGGAAAGGCCATTTTAATATCCTCCTAGATATGTGTTAGGCATATAATTAAATACGCTGAACATCACCACAGAGGCTGTATTTGATGGGTGTGTATAGAACAGGGATGCCTCCACTTGTCTATACAGGCCAACAAACTTCAGGTTGTTCTGACAGTTTATTGTTTTGCGTGACAGATAACTCTATGGGGTATGGTAGCTAGCATTGTTACGGCCCATAGGAGCAAGACTAGATACCTAGTCCTGCTTAAAGTTATACCAGTTGTTTCAGGTTTGTCAATACTTAACGAGCACTTCCGCTAATATCGTATACAAACTTACCTGATTGTAATGCTTTAGCAATAGCTTCTTGATTCTTTTCGTACTCAAAGGTAGACATTTTACTTACCTGTGACTCATAAAAGACACCATCTTTGCTCTCACCTGTAGGTGCAGAACGACTACCACGGGTATTTACGCTTTCAGCAGCACCCTTATCTGGTGTAGTTTTCTTAGTCTTAATACCTTTATCAGCTTTGTATAAGTCGATAGCACGGGCAGCAGACACGGCATCACTCTCATTGTCATACAAAGCGTCTTGAATCCATTTAGGTTGTTCTTCAACCCAACTGTGGAAGTCATCATCATCACGGATAGCATCAAAGTCTGGATGCAAACGCATCAATTCAGCTTCTGCCTTATCCTTAGATGTCTGATGTTCACGCTCATCTAGCTGTTTGAATCGTTCATCCAATGCTTGAGTTTGTTCCTTAGCCTTTTTAATTGCAATGGTTTCAACAATCTTTGCAACATCAGGGTAGGCTCTAGCCCACTCACTAAGTTCTTCTTCACTCTTAGGAAGCTTAATTTGTTTCTCTGTACTGCTTTGTAGCTGTGAGCGAAGCTCATCAATTTGCTTCTGCAAACCTACTTGTTGTTGCTGAGAATGTCTACGCAGATCACCATAACGCTTCTTAAAGCTTTTCTCTTCTGCGCTTAAGTTGCTATCATCACCATCCTGTGGTTCTTGAGGATTGCTCTTATCTTCAGCCAATTGTTTCAACTCAGCTTCTTCTTGTTCAATCCTATCCTTGTTAGCGTTACGCTTACCAAAGGGAGAGAAAGCCTGAGCTTGTTGATTCTGATTAACTACTGCTTCTGTCATAACATACCTTTAAGTTGGGGCTAACTGTAGCTGCATAGCAGGGAGATAGGTAGCCATATGGTGGGGAATTG